TGATAGCCACCGTACTCGTCGAACCAGTCGAACAGATGTTTCGCGACGAGGAGCTTTTTCCCGGCGATCCGGTTCTCCATGTGCTGGATTCCGGCCTCGAAATTGTATCCGCCACCGAGGAACGTCGCATGGGTAGGCAACATGTTCAGCCCGAGCTTCTTGTAGATCACGGCAACCGTATCGTTCGTCTGCACGCCGGCACCGGTCCCGCCATCGTGCGGCCACGCCACCGGAGCGGCTCGCATCGGGCTTTCCTTGATCCGTGCGACATGGTTCGCAGCCATGCCAAACATGCGGAAGCAATCCATGATGTAGATCACGTCGTTGTCGCGATCCCACGTCAGCAGGACCGCGGCGAACGGGTGGCCGCTTCCTTCCTGTCCGGAGTGCCGGAAGTCCAGCGCCCACAGCCACGGCCAGTAGATCGGGACATCAACTGGATCGAGCGAATGCTTGAGAGTTTCGGCATCGGTCTCGAACACTGCGCCCTGTCCCTGCGCATCGCCGCCGAATATTCGGGTGGCAGCTTTCCGGCCGGCCCGAGCGATCAGGCCCGGAATATCCTCGTCGGGGATATGGCCGCGCTTCGATACCGCGGCGTCCCAGATTGTCATCAGGATTTCGGCTGTGCCCGGGGTTTTGTTCTTGAAGTGCTTGCGCACTGGAGTAGTGCCGCGAACCGGTGTCATCGACCAGATGATCATTCCGCGCGTCGTGGTCAGCCGAGCCTGGCATTCCTCATAGATTTCAAAATCACCCGGGTCCTCGTCGCCATGGATCAGGTCAACCGCCTCGACCTGCCACGCCTCACGGCCCATCTCGAACGTCTTGCCGCGAAACACCGCCTTGCCGCCGGTCTCGCGCGTCAGGTTGATGGTGTCGACGAAATCGGAAATGCCACGAGCCATGGTCGGCCGCCCGACGATGTTGTCCAGCGGGATCATTCCGGTGCCGAGCCCGCCCGGTTGCCTGAGATCGCCTAGCAGCTTGGTCTGAACGCCATCGCGCGTCATGCCCGATGTCGTGCAGCCGTACCAGCCGACGAACTCATAGGGCCGCTCGATCTTTGGCGGCTTCAGAAACTTCCGGCCCTTGAACCAGTCCGGATAAAACGCGATCGCATGCATCGCGTCCTCAGCCGCCGTCGCGTGCGTCTTGCCCTGCTGGTTGCCGGCACGCAGCATCTTCTCCGGTTCGTTCAGATTGTGGAATTCTTCCTGCTTGAAATTAGGCATGTAGAAATCGAGCCGCCGGTATTTCTGCCGGTATTCCTTCTCGGTCAGCATCCGCTTCGCGTGCCGCCGGATGTCGTTCGGGTCCGGTCCTTCCAGGTCGTCAGCCACCCGGAGCCTCATCCGCGCGGTGCTCTATCACCTTCGGTGTCCGCACATCCTGCTCGGCCAGCATCTTCTCGTAGCGCGACAGGCCCGAGAACCCGAATATCTCAACCAGCTTCTCGCGCGCAACACCGAGGCTTAGTAGCGTTCGCAGATCGTTCAGCGCCTGATCCGTATGGTTGACAGTCACCTCGCCACCGACCTCGACGGAAACGGTAGACTTTTCCCCAAGCCCAAGACGCGCCAGCGTCGTAAACACCGCCTTGCTGTGGTCAACGTGCTCGTCGTTGTCGATCAGTTTGCCCGCAGCCTTGATCGCCGGCGCCAGCAATCCGCGGAAGGCCTTCTTGCCGACCTCTTCCAGCGCTGCCAGCACCCTCTCCCGGTGCATCAACTGGCTGCCGCGCACCTTCGCCGCATCGCTCGAATCCGAATAGCCAGCATCGCGCGCAGCCTTCGCCGCATTCGGCGGACCCTCATTCGTCACGTAAAACCAGACGAACTTGCGCTCGCGCTCGCTGCACGCCTGCATCTTCGGTCCAAGCTCGATTTCCGAAAAATCCATGATCGGAAGGTGCGGATAACAGTTACTAGCAACAACGCACCCGACGCCCAGCCAAAAAGCGAGCGTGACCGAAATGCAACAGATTTTCCAGAAAGGTCCGCGAAATTAAGGGGATAGGTCGATAATCGTCGCGGCCACTCGTTTGCGGGGCCCGCCCCCCCCCCCCCAGGAGGGTTGATGATGAACTGGTGTGAGCAATATCAACAGCTTAACACCGAAACCGCGTTCATGCGCCATGAGTGCGCAGATAGTACGCATGCATATAGGTATCATGTCGGACACAAATAGCTGCACTGAGTGCAAGAATGTGGTTACCTCGCGTGATGCAGCAACGAGGTCAATCCCGATACCTGATCGATTGGATAGCGAACTGGCTTTGCAATGTGATGAGCGCTTGGCTGGAGCGCGGCAAGGCGAGCGTAGCGATGCGTGACCAGCATATATATCAACCTATATGGTGGTCACGCGGTTGGCTTTGATGGTTGCCCGGCGAATGCGGGCGAGCTCGGCGTGGCGTTTGCGCCGGCGTTCTGCGCGCTGTTCCCTGCCCACGTCTATGGCACCGATGGTGGTGATCTTGAGTTCGGAGCGCTTGGCATCGGTGAGACGGATCTTCCAGGCGAGCGTGTCGGCGCTGTATTTGAGCGGGCAATGGTTGGCCTCGCTGATCATGGATTCGCGTGATCTGGCACTGATCCAAGGGCAATAATCGTGCATCCATTCAGAAGCGCGGCGATTGCCGTCGGATAGCACCACGAAATGGTGCACGAAGATGCGGACAATGCCTTCAGACCATTGAGACGGCTCAAGTTCCGCTCCTGATCCGATTTGGTCACTAAGCCAGCGCGATAGCTCTGCAATGCGTATCGCGGCCATTGATCGCGTGCGGCGACCGACCTTCGCTTGGCGTTCGTATCGACGTTTGATCTCACGAAGCTGAGCAGCAACGAATTCAGGTGACCGCTGGCGAATTGTCATGTGGCGATGGTGGCGCAGCGGCAGGAACCAGCAACGCACCGTTTGCATCACACCGCTTCGAAAGTTGCCTCGTCGCCTTTGACCAATGCTACGATCCAACCCCTCGCGGAGTATCGCTTGCGCCAATCTATATAGATTTCATAGGCATCAGCGCGATCGCTATACCAGCCATCAAAATGGCATTTGTCCTCTTGAGGCGTAAGCCCGGTGCCGGGCAGATATCGAATGATACCCCAGCCGACTTCATCGGCCGCCTTGTTAATAGATTGTCGAGAGCGAGCAGCCTGCCAGCGTCTATTCTCGGCGACGGTGACACCCTTGCGGCGCTCAGATAGCTGGATGAATTTTGGGCCATTGCCGGCGGCAACGATCCGCTCGCCGGTCTTGCGCGAGAAGCAGTTCAGTTCGCACCACTGGCCGAACGACATGACTCGATCGTCTTCAAAGGACATTTTCCAACTCCCGTTTGGCGGCCCACATAGCATTGGCAGCGTTCCTGGCCCGCTCGATCCGCTGTTCCTTGGTAAGACGACGCGCAACAGCCTTCCCACCTGCTTTTGCAGCTCGCCTCAACATCTTTTTGCGCTTGGACGGAGACACCGTTGACCATCGCTTTTTGCCCATTTCACGGGCTTTTTCTTTGCGAAATAGCCATGTTGGTCGTGCTTGCCTAGCGATCGCTTGGATAGCAGGGCGCTTTCGCTTCACTAATTGCTCCTTGGTCTCTGCAAATCGCTCATCGTCGACCACCAGCACCAGGGCTAATCCTGTTCCCTTGAGCATCTTGCCCAGGCTTTCCCATCCGAATGTGCGCCGGCTCGCTGATGACGGCCGATCGCTGCGAGCCTTGCCGGGATTCTTGGTCAATAGCCGTTGCGCATTGCCACGCGTGAGGCCGCCCGCGACATCGATCTGATCGAGCGTGGTGTTCAGATCGTCGATACGGTCCATAAAGCCATCCTGTAGCGCCTCGTAATCGAGGATGATGCGATACAGCTCATACCGCTCCGGCGGGCTCTGCGCGTTCAAAATGGCCTCCACTTCCGATGCTTGGTCATGGCGTGCTGCCGGAACAGCGCTGCGACGAAGCGGATGTTGCGGTCGCGATAGAACAGCCGTGCAAGGGTCATTGCTCCGAGCGCCTTTCACCGCATTCGACGATCAGATTGTCGCTGGCTGGCATCCTCGAGAGATCGATCACACACGGGCGATCCGGCTCGGGCGTAATCACGATGTGCCGTGCCGGAATCTCAACCGACGCGCGCGGCTTGGATGTCGCCCCGTCGTCCCACTTCGCTATAACCCATCCTCCGGCGGTGCCCGTGATCACGCAGGCAGCAATAAGAAAGCCTACTCCTCGTTCATCCCTCATTGCTTCACCGCCTCCTCGGCCTTCTCTCGCTCGTCCAAATTTTGTAGCTTGACATCCATATTTGAATGTCCTAAATTGCGGACATCAGATGGGGACAGGCCCCGCTGCAACTGGGTAGGAGACCCGATATGACTAAAGCTCAAACCGGTCATGACGTCGCGATGAAAGCTCTTTCTGATGCCACACCGGCGGCCAAGGCCGCAAATCCGATAGCTGTCGCCATTCTCAACCGCGTTGCCAGCAATTACGCAGCGGGCACGATCTCGGATGTGAATCCAGAACAGTTTAATCGTGCGCTGAAAGCTTTGAGTATCGCAGGAACGCACCGTCTCGAATTTCAAGCCACGGAAGTGAGCGCGCTCGACCGCAGCTTTTTGACACCTTCCATGCCATGGAAGCTTGTGCATGGAAGCAGAACCATAGCCACGTTCACGGCGCCAGCAGCCGGAAATGTGATGCTCACGGGACCCGATGATCTTGTCGGCCACGGCTTCCAAACACGCGAAGCCGCTCGCCTTGCGGTCGAAAATCTCTCGCTCTGATGAACCAGTCTCTCCTGCAGCGCGCTGGCGAAGCTCTCTACGGGCCTCGCTGGCAATCTGAAATGGCGCGCGATCTCGATGTAGCCGACCGTACCGTGCGGCGGTGGATAGCCGGCGACGAGTTGCCTGCCGGAATACCTCAAGAGTTGAAAGCGATCTGCCGGGATAGAATCGCGCGGTTAAAGGACCTCGTATCCGAGCTTTAAACATCATTGCCTGCTCGCCTTTTCCGCGATCTCCCGCTCGTCCATCGCGTTGTGGATGATCACGTTGCCGTCCTCCCTGTCGTGGATTGGCCGACACCAGCAGTTGATGGAATGTCGATGCGGTCGCATA